TGGCAGCACCAACTCCATCAATAGTGATAGTGAAGGTAGCACCAGTGCCAGTTCCATCAGTGCTGTAATCTGATGTAGTAATTGTATATGGACCAGCAACTCTACCAGCAGAAGCAGCACTTACAGTATCAACAGTAAGAAGTCCACCTTCAGGTGCTACTGTGCTTTGGTTAGCAGGTTGTAGAGAAATCGTGATGATCGAAGTTGCATCTGCTGCAACATTATCATCAAGATCTGCAGCATTAACAGGAGCATCTTTAAATGCTACAAGATGCTGTGCCTTGTGGCGAGTATTGCCATCAGCATCGGTGTATGTGAAATACTCCCACCAACCAGGAGCAGTTAACCCACGCTCTCTATTTTCAGCAAGGGTTGCTTCTGTATCATCAATAAAGATAGTTCTGCGAGCAGCAGTTGCATATCCTTGAGCACCAGCAACAGTACTGTCGCCATCAACAATTAAGGTATTATCGTGGTCATACTTGTCTACAGAATTCTTTTCTGTAGTGTTCAATACCTTTAAACTTTGTTCGTTACTTTCAGAACGACTATAAAGAGCCATTTAATTACTCCAAACGTTAACTTTATATCTAAGAATATTTATAAAAAAAGGGGAGTTACCTCCCCCGTGTATCTAATTTTTATTTAAAAATCAGCAGTTCTTTAGAAGTGCTGTTCTTACAGATCCTGCAATTAGATCATCGATATCGTTATCGGTGGTCTTTACATAACGCTCAAGTAGTTCAACTACAAGACGCTTTGTATGGCAAGAATTTAGTGCTGCAAAAATAAGTGGTTTTACAACCTCTACTACTACGCCCATAATGTCCTCCGTGTTTTTATTTTGGGTCTCCCTTTTTTATTTATTCCTTTTCCTGACTTTTTAGAGCTTTAATTAAATATTTTTTATTCTTTTTTTTACTTCCATCAGTATCATCAGCTTGATTTGGAATTTGGGGCATTACCTCAATGGTTGCCCCCTTCACTTTTTTTCTTCTTCAATCTCCTTACGAAGATTAGTTTGTTCTTTAATTTTTTTCTTAGCAGCAATAATTTTACTTACTTTATTGCGACGAGAAAGAAGATACTTATCCGACTTATCATGATCACCATCATTATCGATGTCCTTATCTTCTTTACCTACAGCATCAAGTTTCTTTTCACCGATAACTTTAAATTTAGCACCATCCATTTTACCAAGTTCTTCAAGTTTTTCAGCAACTTCTGACCAGAGTGTTTCTGCTTTTTCTACATCATAGTCTTCTTTAGTCGCTTTATTCTTTTCTTTCCAAGCAGTTGCATATGCAATGCTCTTTTCTTTATCAGAAACACCACCTTTAGAATAACCTTTCTTGATGTGCTTTACCATACGCTCATACTTTTCACCTGGAGGTGCTTTCTCATCAAGTTCAATAATACCAATTTCTTCTTTCACACACTTATCTTTACCATTCTTAGTTCCAGCATACTTATAACCTTTCCAGCAAGCTTTACCATCAGCACCTTGCTCTTTACCTTCTTCATTCTTTTTCTCAAAAACATAATGAATATTATCAACCATTAGGTTGAAAGCTTCCTTCATTGTTTCTTCTTTTTCTTTCTTTTCCTTCTTCTCTTTTTTCATTTCAGAATGTCCTGATCCACAGGACTCTTCCATTTTCTTTTCCTTTTCACCGCAGGAACATGGATCTTTTTTACATTCCTTACACTTTTCTTCTTTGGCAAGAATAGTTGTGTTGCGAATCGTTGCACCATGTGATTGCTTGATACCAGATCCAGTGCGAAGATCTACTGCTGGATCTGGAGAACCTGCACCTGCTTTTGGATCTTTCTTTGTAACTGTATCTGTGTTTTCTTTTTTAGGTAGAGTAGGAATACCTTCCTCAGATACCTGCTTCACACCACCAAGATAAGCAGCGGTTGTTTCAATCAATCCTCTAGAAAAATCATCATAATGACGAACTGTTGTCGTTGGTTTCTGTCTGTCCATTTGTAAAGAATATACTTTTTTTTCTTTCTTTATTTATGTTTTCAGACACATTAACCTCACGAATATCTTTTACCCATGCACGGAACATTCTATTATCTTCCGTAATCACAATTACATAGTTAGTTCCAGAACGATGAATACGTCCTTTTTCTCCAGTGACTGCAGACATTACATAGTCACCTTCTTGGAAAACTTCCTTTTGAATATAACGCTCACGAAGAGTTTCTTGTCTTAGTTGCTTGAAATTTTTCATCTTGCGTTATTTGTTAATGGAGGATAGGAGACTCGAACTCCTGACAGCCTGCTTGCAAAGCAGGTGCTCTACCAACTGAGCTAATCCCCCAACATGTATTCTACTGTGTTTGCCACATCATTCATTGCATCACGGAGATTTGGACGTTGCCCAGATTCTTGTTTGACAATAGGACGATGATCATCAGTAAGAGTCCATCTCCATTGTTCCATTTGTTCACAATACCAGAGATTGATTTTCATATGAATAGAGATAAACTAAACGGAGAGGGTGGGATTCGAACCCACGGAAGCTTTCACTTCGCTGGTTTTCAAGACCAGAGCCATCAACCACTCGACCACCTCTCCAAAAAAAGCATCAGAATGATGCATCATAATACTTATTTATTTCGAGTTCCTCATACTCATGTCGATGAGGATCATAGATTTTATCCAGATCCTCTTTGCTAATGTTATGAGCAACTACTTCTTTTTGATCGTAGACGTGATAAATTTTATCGGTCGTCTGCTGCTCGGTTTTCGGAATAGAAGACATCGAACTCTCCTCCTGGATAACGCTTAAGTAGTTTGTTTACATTAATAGAAATAACATCATCAAACGAAACCTCAAGAGCTTTACATGCTTGGGCTACATACCACATAATATCACCCAACTCAATAATAAGATGTTCTCGATTATCAGCATTCCAAGGTTTACCTTGGAAAACCATTTTTTTAACAATCTCAAGAAACTCACCACCTTCAGCGTTGATACCAACACCAGCAGTGAGAAGTCGTTCAATATTGGCACCTTTAGAATCAAGCTCAACAAGCCTATCAGAAAGTGCAAGAAAATCTTTAGAGGCATCGGAAGTTACCTCACCGACGAATTCCACATAGCGTTCAAAATCAACGTGCTTAGTCATATGTTAGATTACGAATTGAGAAAATTTGTTTAAACGATTTTGCCTATCAGATAGGTCTTCAAATGCTTCATACGTTTCCTTTTCCTCTGTGTTAAGGAGTTCAGCTCCGTCTGAATCATCTACATTGTACAGCTTCATCTTCGATCTGTCAACCCCCACAGTAAATCTTTTGTTGAAGGTGGGATCATTATATCGATTCTTGAGTTGCTTGACCATGATCCTACCAGATTGTTCAAGCTCCTCAGTAGCGATAAGAGCAAACATAAAGTCAGCTGTAGCGGGAAGACCAAAAGACTCGGAAGTATCGGTAAGATCAACGTCGCTATTGCCAAAACCACTCCTAGTAGTTTGAGTAGCAGAAACAATTGGAAGGTCATGCTCAACAGCAAGACCTCTAAGTTCCTCAGCGATTGCTTTAACATAGGTGTAACTGTTTACGATTTGACCTTTGTATCTGGAAGATGCACATATGTTAAGGTAATCGATAAAGATAATGTCTGGTTTGAAATATTTCTTCAAACTCAACTCATTAAGGAGTGCCTTGAAATGACCAGCATGAGCAGACGCAGTTGGGTATTCTTTGATAATAAGTTTACCCTGTGTCTTGTTACCAATCTCTTTGATACGAGATGTAAAAATTGATTCTGGAATAGAACCAATATCTTTAATATTTACATTCAAAAGATTAGCATCGATACGTTCCGCAATCTTTTCTTCCGCCATCTCAAGGGTAATGTAAAGAACATTCTTACCTTGAGATAAACATGCTGCTGCCATATGACACATGAAAAGAGATTTACCAACACCAGTTCCAGCAAGTGCAACATTAAGTGTTTTGTTTGGTAGACCACCTTTAGTGATGAGATTAAACTTCTCAAGATCAAAAGGAATCTTCTCTTCTTTTAAATGATAATAATCATAACGTTCTAAAACATTATCAACATAATCATGACCTACATGTTCGTCGAAAGATACTGCCAAGGCTTCTTGTAAGATACTTGGGATCGCATCCTTTGATACTTTTTGATCGCCTCCATCTGCGATCTTGATCGACTCAAGGAGGGCAAGATAGATTGCTCTGTCTTTACACCACTTTTCGGTTGTATCAAGAAGCCATTTATATTCAACATCAACTTGATTGAGTTCTTTAATTTTTTTAATTGCGTTTTGATATGATTCTTCATTTAGATCTTTCCTTGTTTGCAAATTAATTTCAAGAACTTCCGATGTGGGTTGTGCTTGATACTTACTAGCAAAGTCCCAAATCTCTTCGTAAATAATACGTTCAGAATAATCTTCAAAGTATTCTGGTTTAATAAAAGGAACTACCTTGCTATAATAGTTCCTATTAAAAAGTAGGTTTCGTAAAATTGTTTGCTCAATCCTCTCCATCGTCTGCTCCATACGTAAATTCTTTCTTAGCTTGTTGCTCAAGAATTTCCATTACGTCTGGAGTAAAGTATTGTTTTGGATCAGCAAGGATTTGTTTGCCATAAATTTTCTTTCCATCAATTTCATAACGACCAGCAGTGTTTTTCCAAAGACCTGCACGTTCACCTAATTCTAGCAGACCATAATGCTGCTCCAATCCACGTTCATCGAAGAATAAACGTGTTTCAATTTTAGATCCTTCCCGAGTCAGACGGGACTTTTTCGCCTCACATTTAATAATGTTTCCGACCAAATCGGTTCCTTCTTTTTCTTTTTTCTTCGAGAGATAAACGATTGTGCTAGCAGAATACTTAAGACCACTACCACCGCCCATCTCTTTCGTAGGAACGTAAGCGCCAACAACGTCATAGGTATGATTAGTAACTAACATTGGAATGT